TGATTGCCAAGCTCAAACCAGCTGAGCACAAAAATTCCAAGCCTACTAAGCAAGAAGACAAAGCACTGCAAAGAACTGGGGTAGCACTGAAGATTGGTGGCTATTTAAGTGAGTATGAGAAGCAGGTTGTTGCTGACAAGGTCCAGGTACGCACAGTAGTAGTGAATAGATTGATGGAAATCAGCCAGGACGAAGATAACAAGGTTGCGCTTAAAGCCCTAGAGCTCCTAGGAAAAGCGTCGGACCTATTTACTGAGCGTTCTGAGATTACGATTACCCATAAAACTAGTGATGAACTCAAGCAGGCGATCAAAGCACGCATCCAGTTGCTCATGCAAAACCCGATGAAGGCTATTCCTACTGATAACGAACGCCGTTTGAAGTCCTTAGAAGACGTAGTTGACGTCCAAGCCACCGAAAAAGATGACTAAGTTAGACGAACTTAGCCAAGAGGAGCTCCAGTATCTCCTTGATAACCTTGATAATTTAAAGCCAGCGGAGCTGCGGGCCCTAGATGTAGAGACTGCGGAGGCTGAAGAGGTCGTAGCTAGGGAGAATTGCCAAGAAAAGTTCATGGATTTTGTACATAAGGTGTGGCCATTCTTTATTGACGGCGCACATCACCAGGAAATGGCAGCAGCATTTGAAAGGGTAGCCCGTGGAGAATGTAAAAGGCTTATTATTAATATGCCTCCTCGTCATACTAAGTCAGAATTTGCATCATATCTACTGCCAGCGTGGTTCCTTGGTAAGTTTCCTAAGAAGAAAATCATTGAAACCGCTCATACAGCGGAGCTTGCGGTGGGCTTCGGACGTAAAGTCCGTAACCTTGTGGATTCCGACGTATATCAATCTATCTTCCCAGGAGTTGGACTACAGACTGACTCTAAAGCTGCTGGGCGGTGGGCAACGAACCAGGGGGGAGACTATTTTGCTATCGGTGTGGGAGGTGCGGTTACGGGTAAAGGTGCGGATATCCTCATTATTGACGACCCTCACTCGGAACAAGAAGCAACCATAGCGGAAAACAACCCAGAGGTGTACGACAAAACGTACGAATGGTATACATCTGGTCCTCGTCAGCGTCTACAACCAGGCGGGGCGATCATTATTGTTATGACACGGTGGTCCAAGAAGGATTTGACCGGTCAAGTAGTTAAAGCAGCGGCTCAGAGATCGGGTGAACAGTGGGAAGTTATTGAATTTCCTGCAATTTTGCCTGACGGAGACCCACTTTGGCCTGAATTCTGGAAACTAGAAGAATTAGAGGCCCTACATCAGGAATTGCCTAATGGTAAGTGGATGGCGCAGTACATGCAGCAGCCAACTTCTGACGTTTCAGCGATTATTAAGCGTGAATGGTGGAAAATCTGGGAAAACGACGATCCACCCATGTGTGAGTTCACTATCCAAAGCTGGGATACAGCGTTTTTGAAGACCCAGAGGTCAGATTACTGCGCCTGTACGACATGGGGAGTGTTCTATCAAGATAATGAGCGGGGTGTTATGGTGCCAAATATCATATTGCTTAACTCATTCAAGCAACGCATGGAGTTCCCAGAACTAAAGGCTAAAGCGTTCGAACATTACAAAGATTGGGAGCCAGATGCGCTGATTGTTGAGGCAAAAGCATCGGGTGCGCCGCTAGTGTTTGAGCTTCGGGCGATGGGTATCCCCGTACAAGAGTATGTTCCAAGCAAAGGTAGTGATAAAATTGCCCGATTGAACGCAGTTGCTGATATATTTGCATCTGGGAGAGTTTGGGTTCCTAATACACACTGGGCGGACGAATTAGTTGAAGAAGTAGCGTCATTTCCATCAGGCGAACATGATGACTTAGTGGACTCGATGACGCAGGCAATGTTGAGATTTCGTAGAGGTGGCTTTATTAATCTGGACAGCGATGAGCCAGATGAGCCAAAATATTTTAAATCGTACCGGAATGCCGGTTACTACAACGTGTAGGTAAATTATGGCCATAGAAAAAGGTTTGTACGCAGCTCCACTCGGAATGGAAGAGGCGGCACTTGATGAAGCACCACTTGAGATCACTATTGAGGACCCAGAGTCTGTAGAGATTGGCATTGATGGCAAGCCTATTCTAAAAATAGAAAAAAGTGAGGATGAAGAAGGTTTTGACGACAACCTAGCCGAGTACATCTCAAAAGGTGATTTAACAGAATTAGCGGGTGATTTAATGGGTGAGTTTGACGAGGACGTCAGCTCACGCAAGGACTGGATACAGACTTACGTTGATGGCTTGCAGCTCTTGGGTATGAAGATTGAAGAGCGCATGGAGCCTTGGCCTGGCGCTTGTGGTGTGTACCACCCCATCCTGTCTGAGACACTAGTTAAGTTCCAGGCTGAGACCATCATGGAGATATTCCCTGCTGCTGGTCCAGTTAAGACACAGATCGTAGGTAAAGAAACACCAGAGAAGAAACAAGCAGCTAATCGTGTTCAAGAAGATATGAACTACCAGCTGACTGACGTGATGCAAGAGTACAGGCCAGAGACAGAGCGTATGCTCTGGGGCTTGGGTCTCTCAGGTAATGCGTTCAAGAAGGTGTACTACGATCCGAGCCTAGAGCGTCAGGTCAGTATGTTTGTGCCAGCTGAAGATTTGGTTGTGCCTTACGGCGCTTCCGATTTAGCATCATCCCCACGTGTGACTCATGTCATGCGCAAGACTCCTAACGAGGTTCGCAAGTTACAAGTTGCTGGCTTTTGGTGTGACGAGGACTTGGGTGAGCCATCAGATGCGCTAGATGAAGTAGAGAAGAAGATTGCTGAGAAGCTAGGCTTTAGAGCTAGCACTGACGACCGCTACAAGATACTTGAGATGCAGGTGGACTTAGATCTGCCTGGTTATGAAGATGTGGGTGAGGATGGCGAGCCAACAGGCGTTGCACTTCCGTACATTGTGACTATTGAGAAAGGAACCTCAACAGTTCTGGCTATTCGCCGTAACTGGAGACCCGAAGATGACAAGAAAAAGAAACGGAACCATTTTGTACATTATGGTTATATCCCTGGTTTTGGCTTTTATTGCTTTGGTCTCATACACCTTATTGGCGCTTTTGCTAAATCTGGTACATCCATTCTTCGCCAGCTCGTGGATGCAGGATCCCTCTCGAACTTGCCAGGTGGCTTTAAGACCCGTGGATTGCGTACCAAAGGTGACGATACCCCAATCGCTCCCGGCGAGTTTAGGGATGTCGACGTGCCGTCCGGAACAATGCGGGATAATATTATGCCGCTGCCTTACAAGGAACCAAGTCTTGTTCTCGCAGGTCTCTTAGATAAGATTATTGAAGAAGGACGTCGTTTTGCTTCCGCTGCGGATTTAAACATCAGCGACATGAGTGCACAGGCACCAGTAGGAACGACACTAGCAATTCTGGAGCGTACGCTCAAGGTAATGTCCGCTGTACAAGCCCGCATCCACTATTCGTTGAAAGAGGAGCTTCGTCTACTCCGAGACATTATTCGTGACTACACTCCAGAATCCTATGACTATGAACCAACTGAAGGTACACCACGAGCTAAAAAGAGCGACTACGATAACGTTGATGTCATCCCGGTTTCGGATCCGAATGCGGCTACGATGGCGCAAAAGATTGTCCAGTACCAGGCGGTGCTTCAATTGGCGCAAGGTGCCCCACAACTATATAACCTCCCTCTCCTCCATAGACAGATGCTCGATGTACTGGGGATTAAGAATGCGCAGAAACTTGTTAAGCTCCCAGAAGACCAGAAGCCACGGGATCCGATTACGGAAAATCAGGACATCTTGATGATGAAGCCTGTAAAGGCGTTCTTGTATCAGGATCACCAAGCTCATATCACCGTACACATGGCTGCTATGCACGATCCAAAAATCATGCAGATTGTTGGGCAAAACCCACAAGCACAGCAAATGCAGGGTGCAATGATGGCGCATATTAGTGAGCACGTAGCTTACGAGTACCGCAAACAGATGGAGCTGGAGATGGGTGTTGAGTTGCCGTTCCATCCAGATGAGGAAGATGAAGAAGAACGTGAGATTCCACAGGATATGGAAGTACAGATATCTCAGTTAGCTGCCAAGGCTTCTCAACAGTTGCTACAACGGGATACTCAAGAAGCGCAAGCTCAGCAGGCTCAGCAAGCACAACAAGACCCAATTATCCAGATGCAGCAGCAAGAGCTTCAAATTAAGCAGAAGGAAGTTGAGATTAAAGAGAAGAAACTTCTTGCAGATTCTGCAGCTAAAGCTGACCAACTTCAGATTGAGCGTGATCGCATTGAATCACAAGAGAAGATTGCAGGTATGAATGCAGTAATTAAAACGACGCAGGATGACAAAAACCGTCGTTCTAAGGAAGAAGAAGCTGGCGCACGGATGGGCATTGATCTAGCCAAAACTAGACAGCAAATCCAAGCACAGCAGGAACAAGCTCGTAAACCAACCCCAAAAGGTAAAGAATGATTGATAAGTATCTTGAGGTGCTAGACCAAAAACTACGCACCCACGTACGAAGTCTGGAAGAGAGTTTGGGTACAGGCGCAGCCAAAGACTACGCTGAGTACCAAAATATGTGCGGGAAGATTAGAGGTCTTCTCACTGCACAGATAGAGCTAAGTGACCTCAAAAAGAACCTGGAGAACTCGGATGAGTGAAATACTAATTGGATCAAACCCAAATAGTCCGCAAGTAGTAGGTAGTTATCAGTACACAG